CCTCAGTTTTCTTTAAATATGCTGTTAAATCATTTACAGAACATGTAGAAGATCCAAATTCTTGTACATGTAAATTTCCTAATGGTTTTAAACTTCCTCTTTTTAAAGCATTTAATTTTTTCTTTAATAGATTTTGATCTTCTGCAATTACTGCATATTCTGATAATGGAATATTTAACAAATTAGCTCCAATTTTCATATGAATCATTTCTCGTTGAAGTTCAAATGAGATATAAGCTGTATTATGACCCATTTCTATAGACTTAGCTGCAAGATTACAAAGCCATGTAGTATTATGAGAAAGTATATCATTAGTATAATATGTGTGATTTTTACTATCAATTTGTAAATCATACATATTTTCTTTTTTATTAGTTTTAATGATATCGATAACTTTTTTGTTTCCAAACTTAGTTTTTAAAATATCACCTATACTTAAATCTTTAACATATATTTCTTTATTATTTTTGTTTATAACTATATGATTATCTGCGCATTTTAATTGAAAATTATTATCCAGTATTATTTGCCAAACAAAGTATGGAATAGTTTTCCCTGAAGCTTTAATATCTTTCCATCCATCTTCTGTTTCAACTTCCCATTTAGATACTTTAAATATTTCTATAAATTTCTTTATTAAACTCCAATTGTTTTTCCTGATTTTGGCCATAGAATGGAATTTCTTTATTTTTATATACTTAATTTTTCCTGTTTTCTTATTTCTTATTTTTATTTTAGTATTTCCAAGAACACACTTGCCCGTTTTTGGAGAACCTAAAAATACGATATAAGATCCTTTCCAATATCCTCCCTTTAAACATAAATCAATATATTTATATCCTGATGAAGTTCTTGCTAATCTTGTTTGTAAATGAGATATTGGATCAAAAAAATCTGTTCCAATTTCAAAAGTAAAATCAAGAGCAGATTCATTAATAAGCATATGCCTAACTTTCTCAACAGTTTCAGAAGCATTTTCAGGAGTAATTCTAGTTGTTTTCATGAAAGCTATTGCTTTCCTCATTACATTATCTAAATTTCTTACCTGAATCCAGGGAGGTATATTATCATCTAACCATTTATCTTCATATTGAGATAAAAGTTGTTTAGTATTATAAAGTGCAGTAATTATATCATCATTATATTTTTCTGATAATCCCTTTATTTTAACTAATTGAATCATTTGCTCCTTAGACGGAGCTTCTTTATATTTTAAAGCATGTTCTTTAGCTATATCGAATAATTCACGAATAACAGGATTAATAAAATATTCTGATTTTGAAAGATTAAGAAATTGCTGATTACTTAGAATATAAAAGAAAAATACTTGTTCTTGATATGCATTGATGCTCATAAAATTATTCCCATAAATGTTTTAAAACTCTAAAACTAGTATATTTCAATTTCTCTAAATATCCTAATTTGATTAATTCACCGACATCTTCTTTTAGATCAGATGATATTCTCACTCTTGTATTAAATGCCACATCTCTTAATCTAAATTCTCCATCATATCTTCTTTCGTTATCTAAAAATTCAACAATTTCAAATAATAAATCGCTATATATTGGTTCATCAATTATTCCTATAAGATTTTTTATCTTTACGTCATCTTTTTTAATAGGTTTCATATCTTTTATTATTATAAAATAAAAAAGGACTGAAGTTTCATTCAATCCTTTTAAGAATAGGTTAATTAATTTTTATTTTTCATTAACGATGTCATCTATAGTTTTTATAGAATCTTCTAAGTTCATAGATTCATCATCAAGAGATTCAATGAGCTCCATTCCACATAAATGTTGGAATTTTCCTAATTCAACGTCAAAGATTAAAATCTCTAACTCCAAAGGCGTTAATTCGGACTGCACCAGCCCTATTTTTAGACAATGATTAAATTGCTTTTTATATATATCCATTTATCTCAAGAAGTTAATGATAAATTCAATATGAAAATTCTATTCCTCTTAAAAGATGGAATCTTTCTTTTCATAAAGATCTTGTAATTTCTAAAATATCGTCTAATGCTTCAATACTTGGAAGCTGAAAAGTAGGTTTGATGATGTTTTCATCTAATTCTTTTAGAATATCTTGTGTAAATACTTTATCGGTAAATAGCTCTACTAATGGAATTTCTCCTCCTAAATGTCTACATACAAGAGTTCTAGATGTATCTTTAGGAAATGCATATAAAGTTTCCACGTGATCAATTATATAAGCTATTCCATCTTTAAAACTTTTAAGATTTTTTTTATCTTCATCTGAAAGTTCAGAAGCTTTTGAAACTTTTACTTCTTTAATGCATTCTTTTTCAAACGCATGGCAAAGTTCTTGTTCTTCTTCTTTTAATTTTAGATATGTTTTTTCATTTAAAACTTTACCTCTTAAAATTCCACAATTTTTCCATGAGATAAATTTTTCTAATCCAACATAAGGATTTGGTTGTTTATAAAATGGAATATGAATTTCAACTTTAATTGGTCTTGCAAATCTTTGTTTAATAGGTTTAACTGTAACTATAACGCCTACTTTAACTGGATCTATATTAGATCTTTTGGTAGCTTCTTCAGAATCTTTATCAGTAAGTTGTTTAATTGACAACATATGAATAATTGAAGAATTAAACTTAATACCCCCTCCGCCTGAAAGTTCTTTTCCAGGGAAAAAAGAACCAATACGTTCATAGACATGTCCACACACGACAAATGGAATTGCATTTTTAGCAAAATCATTTCCTATAACTCTAAATAATCTTCTTATTGCTTGTTGTTTGGTCATATCTCTTTTTCCACTTCCAGAGATTGTATCTTCTTTTTCTTTTGTAGATGTTAAATTTCCCAAAGAATCAAGAACAACTAATATTTTTGGGGGTATTTTTCCGCTATCTTTGATCTCTCGTATATTCTTATTTAAATTAGCTGCAAGAGTAGCAAATTCTTCGACGGTATTAATATTTTCAATACGTATCCTCTTTGTATCAACCCCGAGTCTTCTAACAAATTCAACATCAATAGCACCTTCTGAATCACAATAAATTGGAGTATATCCCATACTTTGAGCATTACGACAAATACTTAAAGCTAAATATGTTTTTCCCGATCCCTCAATACCTGAATATGTTAAAGATCTTCTATTAGGCATTCCGCCAAATAAAGATCCGCTTGTAGCAGCATTTAAAATATATGAACCAGTTGAAATAAATTCATCAATTTTAGCATATTCACAATCTTCAAGGATATCACCATCTGGCGATATCTTATTTAATTCATCATTTAATTCTAAGAAACTTATTTGTGTGGATTTTTTAGCCATATTTTTTTATATTATATGAGTATATGGCTAAAAGGTTTTGGTAGTTAGTTTAAGTATTTTAATAAATGTTTAAAGCGTCTTGATATTCGTTTTTGTGCTTCTTTAAAGGTGAAAAATGATACATAATCAACTTCATCTAACTGTAATTTTATATCATTTTTCTTAATTGGCTTAATTGGTTTTGCAACAAAATAATAAACTCGTTTAAATAGTTTTCCATTAGGACCAACATAATCTACAAAATCAGGATTTTTAGATACTATTTCTTTTCTGTTTATTATTATTCCTGTTTCTTCATATGTTTCTCTTATTGCTGCATCAATTATATCTTCTCCTGGATCTACATGCCCTTTTGGAATTGAATAACTTTTCCACCATCTACTATTTGTTGGATGAACTAAAAGCATTTTATTATCTTGCAGAACAACTAAACCCGCAGATAGAGCTAATTTAGCCTTTTCATATAGCGCTTTTTCGCTTTCTGTTAATAGAGATTCAATCGATATGAAATAATTAGTTATATTTTCTGGTACTATTTTCATCTAAAAATCTTTAAAAATCCCTCCTCTAACATTTAAGTTATCTGGAAGTGAAGTTATGTTAGTTCCTGCAAGATCTAAATATCCTCCAACACATAAGTTATCTGGCAGTGAAGTTATTTGAGTTCCTGCAAGATATAAACTTCCTTCAACGCTTAAGTTATCTGGAAGTGAAGTTATGTTACTTCCTGTAAGATATAAATCTTCTCCAACGCTTAAGTTATCTGGTAGTAAAGTTATTTTAGTTCCGTAAAGATATAAACTTACTCTAACTTCTACACTCAAATCAGCATTGATAATGTATTTATCTGGACCATAACCTAAGTCGTCAAACCACTTCTTGATTAAAGCTCTTTTGCCTAAAGAGAGAGCTTGTTTAGGCTCAAGTCCTCTTTCAAATTCTATAGATTCTCTAACTATTTTCATTTATTCTATTTATCCAAATAAAAATGGAGAAAAAATTAATCTTCTCCATTGCTATTGAACATTTCCTCTCCATCTTTCCATTTTCGTTTAGTTTCTATTATTTCTACAATCTCATAAAGATTTAGAGGCCTATAGTATCCACCAGTATATTCATGAAGTTCCGGATTATCTATTCCAACATCAAATGATAACCCAGTATTTTTAAATCGCCCATGAACATGTCCATATACGTGCCATGATTTATGAATTTTACGTTCCCATGAAGCAATTGGATGATGGTCCAACACGATGTGAATATTGATTCCAAATCTTGAATAATTGAAATTTTTCCTTATTGTTGTTTGAGAAAATCTTGTAGAATTCTTAATATTCTTATCATGATTCCCTATAATAAGAAAT